TTCCATCTATTAAGAGAAGGTATTTCAGAACCTATCTCAGATGCTGTCATAAACCCTGCTGGTACTTTTACTATGGCCTGGAAGGTACCTTTTCTTTCTCCAATGAAATTTACAAGCAGTAATCCTTTGATGTTGTTGATCATGATGTTTATTGTTTTAATATTGATGCCTAAAGATAAGAAGAAAGGATTGAGCTAACAACCCTTTCCTTAACTTTTTTTAGTAAGTATAGTAATCTTCTTCTACATTAATAGATTTTCCTATCAACTGTTCCTCACACTCCCAGTCTCCTACCTGAATGAAGAATGTTTCTGCATATACCCTATCCTGAGTATCATCTTCATAGGTAACCTGGAAAAGAGGTCCAACTGCTGGGTGATTGTAGCCTGGAATGAATTTAATTTGTTTGATTGTTTTTTGCATAATAGTATATGTTTTAATTATTGATGCCTAAATATACGGACTTTATATATAGGCTCCAACTCTTTTACTAAAAAAAGTTTTAAAAATAATTAAAAAAAGTTACTAAAAAAGTTGCTAGTTACAAAGATCGTTCGTATCTTTAGGTACATTAGAAGGAATAAGGGGCCTGGCTTTGAGAGAGAGTAGGAAGAGTAGACGGGCCGGTACGCCTATTTCTGTAGTTGGTAATACCTACTACTAGGTGATAAAAAAAAGGAAGGGCCCTGATTGGAGCCCTTTTTCCTATGCTTGTCTTTCCTGGTATAGGTCTTTTTTGATTTGTGCACCTGATGTTTGGATGCTGCCCATCTCTCCTGGAGAGTAACTTGAATTGTTTTCATGATTAAAAAAAGTACATATTGTGAACTACTTCGGTAGGTAACTTAAATTGCTTACCCACTGAGATATTAGCTTTTAGGTTACCTTTATACATAGCAGGAGTTACCTCAAGTCTGCACCAAAGAGTTCCAACCGTTACCAATTTAGCTCTCAGTGTAGGAGAACTATTACAAGAACAATCCTTCCCAATTACCTCTACCAATTCCTTAACCTTATCCATAGTATATCTTTTTTTATTATACCTAAAGATAAGAACAATTACCCATATAGGCAACTTTTTTAACAACTTTTTTTTACCCCCGAAGGGGGAAGGAACCCGGGACAAGAACGGGTTTCAACCGGGTAACAAAAAGGGTAAGAGATCGGGTTACAGGATGGGTATCAAAACGGGTTTTTTGCTTACACTCTGGAGAAGTCTCCTATAGAGGCAGGTTACAAAAAGGAAGGAAAAACAGGTAAATGCTTACACCTCTACCTACATAGCTTTTTTTATTATAGGAAAAAACTATTAGTAGGACACACCCTCCACATTTTTTCTATTAATATTTTACCTAACCTTTCCTTTCTTTCTACACATCATACTACCCTTACAATACTATTTAATACCTTGTACTATATGTTTTTTACCCTTCCTTACTTTTTTCTACTGTTTATGTTTATCCAAAGTCCTTACCTTTTCTATATGTATCTCCAGCATTCTCTCTATGTCTCTCCTATTATTTTCCTTATATGATACGTATGTAGATCGGGTATAGGAACGGGGACAGAAACGGGTTACAAATGGGTATTGAATTGGGTATCAAGACGGGTTGATAAACGGGTTTTTAGACGGGTCTTTCCAATAAAAAAGCCTCTATAATGAGGCTTATTTTATCTTACTTATCTTCTTGTATTGTCATAGTCTTTTTATCAAATAAAGACTTATGTACCACCACCCGTCTTCCGTCTTCCATCAATAGACTATAGTGTGAAGGTCTCTTTTGGATTATCTTTATTGCCTTATTACTATTTTCCTTCTCTGGAGTACTTATACTATTATTATTTTCCTCTATCTCTGGAGTATTATCTTCTACAGTATTATCTATACTCTCTTTTATTTCCTCTACTATCTCCTTTACGGTTACTTGTTCGTGTTTTACGTTTTTCTCAATAGTTGATTTTTCTACTTTGGTTTGTTTTGCCATAATATTTGAATTTGATTTATATTCATACTTACTTTAGGATACCTCTTCCAATGTCAATATTGATACACAATGTGGAAAATTCTCATAGTCTCTGAGGATTATCAACCCTCCTTGCTCCTTTACCACTTGTACAGCTATTCCTTCTATAACTTTTCCTGCTCCTTTTCTGGAGTTGAACGTTACTTTATTTCCTCTATACTTCTTCCTATACAATACTACTTCTTCTATTTTCATATTACTTTAGTCTTTCAAATGCATGCCATACAAATGGACCATCCATGTATGTACAAACATACTTTGTATTCTCTTTTACATCCCATCCTGTACCTACAATGTCAATTAACCTATCCTCTAATTCATTTTCCGGATCTACAAGTGCCCATAGGGTTGGCACACCATGCTGCATCTGCATTGTTAATATCTCTGCCCCTTTTGGAAGGAGCATAATAGGCTTTACTTCGTACTTGTAAACTATATTCATATAACTTTTATTTTAATTTTACCTCCATCAACCTCAATCTTGGTTAGAGGGAATTCATTAAACAACTACCTCCTGTTATGGAGGGTTGGGAGAATTTGCGCGTGACACCCTCGGTGAGGAGAGGAAAAGCGCCTCCTCCCCTAAGTCTCTTTCTATCCTTAAATATACGAACTATTATTTAATCCTCCAAACTTTTTGGTAAATAAAGCAGTGTTGGATTTTTCTTTTGAATATCAATATCTGGGAAGTATTCTTTAAATTCCATTATATCGAATCTAGTAGTGATTAAGTGATATCCATTTTTAGTTGGTATAACCATCTCTATTTTATCCCCTTCAGGTCTACATTTTCTAATACGGGCTTTTACTGCTAATAGGTGAAACTGATCTCTAGTATCAATGTCAACAATCCATCTTTTCTCATAAGTTTTCAATTGACCTACTACTGAATCAAATAATGATTGTTGTTGGTGATTTCCATCTTGGATACGTTGTGCTAAAGCAACCATCATATTTAGAGAAACATCTTTATGATTTTGTTTTTGAACATGAATATAAGCTCTTGCTTTAAATGTCTCACACAGCAGTTGTATCTCGTCATACTTTCTTTCTAATTGTTCAACTGAATTGATACAATATGAACGAAGTGTTCTAACAGATTGATGATTATCTCTCTCACCTTCAGGTTGATCTTTTTTACGTTTTAAAACATATAACATATAAAAATCACCTTCATTTTCAAAATTAAGCAATGGCTTAATTAGTTCTATATTGTTTATCATATCTTTTTATTTTTCAAATGTTGGCTTCAACCACATCTCTTTTCCAAATACAGCTTCTGCAAATCTAGGCTCTATCTTATCAATTTCAGCCAATAGTCGTAGAGTTGCTACAGTATCTGCTTTCATCATCTTAATAACTTCTTCTCTTATTCTCTCTCCGCTTACTACTTCTTCCAATTTATCAATTAGAGTTGGAATAAACATTGCTGACCAAACTTTAGGAGCTATTATAAATCCTTTAGTGATTGAAAATCTAAGTGCTCTTAACATTCTTAAAGGATCATCTAAAAATGTCTGTGCTGGATCAAGAGGTGTGAGAAGCATCTTATTCTCTAAAGCCCACATACCATCAAACAAATCAATTAGATTACCATCCTCATCTTCAGCCATAGCATTGACTGTAAAGTCTCTACGAATTAAATCATCTTCCAATGTACCTAATTCTAGTATTGGACGTCTTGTTCTTTCTACGTATCCAACTTCTTTTCTAGCCATTACAAAGTCTGCATCTAATTTAGCAAATTTATGGTCAGATGGGAATTTAGCTCTGATTGTAAACATCTCTGGAACTGAAAGGAAGATTGTAAATCCTTGATCAATCATCCATTGCTCCATCTCTTTGAATCCTTCTTCAACTGTTTTGTTTAGATCATCTAATACAAATGTGAAGTCGATATCTTTTGTTTTTATTCCTAGAAGGCCATCTCTAACACATCCTCCTACTTTAAATATTTTTGGCATAACTTATTTATTTTGTAAGTTAAATATTTTATCAAAGATTACTCCTGAACAGATTGTAACCAATGCTACTGGAGGTGAAAATATAAGTATGAGTAAAAACAACTCTATAGGTATTCCTGTTAGGCTACTCCCTGTAAGGGCTATTGAGATTAAATCTATAGTGCTTACTATCAGCCCTATTACTAAAGATCCTAAAAAAATAATGGCTGTAATTGCTGTTGCTATTCTCTCTATCATAACTTTTATTTTAATGTTTCTCTTAATCTAATTAATACTTTTTTCAAGTGTCTTGTATTATCATAGGTGTTAATAAATGATCCTTGAATTTCACTTGCTGTAAATAATGTCTTTGTAATATACCCTTCAAAGAATCTAGAACGGCAAGGTTCTAATATTTCAGGACATTTACTCTCACTTGTCATCAATCCACATATCCAAATACCGTCTTTCTTTTCTAATAAAATGTAAGGATGATTAAATGCTGTGTGCATAAAAACATCTCCCACCTTATGAAATTTAGGCTTTCTAGTAGCTGATGATCCCGGTAAGCATCCTATCCACGACATTAACTGTTCATGAGTATATTTACCTTGTTTTACTTTTTCTAATAATTGAGCTTTATCCATAACCTTTGTTTTTAAATTTATACCTAAATATACGAAAAAAGGCTCGCGTAAGCAAGCCTTTTATTAACTATTTCCACTAAACATCGAGAGATTTTACCTTTTCGAAAAAATTTTGTAATAAACTAGAAGACATTTTTCCTCCTGATACTTGAGGGTGAGTTACATCAGCGGTGTATTCACCTCTAGGAAAATTATTATCCTCCCATTCCGTGTATTTAATTTTTTGATCTTTACCTATTCTATATTCCAATCTCAGTCTACCTGAGGAAGGACTTTCTTCCATACGTATGTATCCTTCATCTCCAAAAGTATATGAAATATAACGTTCACTTGAAGGCATTGTAATTTCACAATTTTGTTTAAATCCAAATTTTTCGGCGATATATTTCCCAAGTTTTAAAGCTTTAGTTTCAAATTGCTTTGACCTATTAGGAAGATATAGAGAAGTAGTATCAAATGTCACATTCTCTTTTAGTAAATCTTTTAATTTTATCATCATATTTTTTATTATAAATATATGAAAAAAGGCTTACATAAGCAAGCCTTTTATTAATTATTTTTAAAATATTTTTTATTTTAATCCGTACATCACATTTGTACCTGATCCTAATGTAGTTGTTGGTACATTTCCTTTCCATTTTTCAATCCATTGTTGTTGAATTAGTAAAGGTGTTAATGTACTTTGTCTTAACCTATTTGATTCAGCCTCAGCTCTTGCAATAGCCAACATTGACTCAGCATCACCATTTGCTTTTGCTACCTTAATTTTTGCTTCAGCTTCAGCTTGTTTTACTTTATTTTCAGCCATTAAAGCTGCTTGTACTGCATTATTCTTAGCATTGATAGCATTCTTGAATGAATTTGGATAAACTAAATTTGATGTAAATTGATTTAATACAAATCCTTCTTTTAATAATTGATTTACTAATATTCTTCTAACTTCTTGTTCAAATATTTCTCGATTTGAAATCAATCCATCAGCGGTGTATTTATTAGCAGCTAACCTAAAAGCATCATATACAGCTGTCTTTAAAAACCCATCTTCAATTTCAGGTAAACTTCTTCTATATTTTGAAAATATAGCTGGTACTTTCTCTCTCTGTACTGAATAATTTACAATTGGAGATACTCTAAATTCACTACCATCTTTACTGTTTACTACAAACGAATTATCTCCTTGATCAGTTTTTGTATACTCCTTATGCTGGATGAATGTTGGAAATTCGTAAATCTTTGTTGTGATTGGATTATAAAATACCATCCCTGTACATTCTGTTACTCCTCCAACTCCTTTATCAGAGCCGTACATATTTACTTTTACACCTACGTGCCCTGCGTCAATTTGTTCACAAGAACTAACACCTACTAAAATGGCTACTACTAAACCTACTGCAATTAAAATTCTGGTCATAACTTTTTGTTTAAAATTTGATTTAAAAAATTAACACTTTTTTGAATAGAAAGTGTGAAAACTATTTAATTATTACTTATCTAAGTTAGATAAATGTTTTTCTAATACAACAATTTTAGCTTTATGTAATTCTAAAGCTTCCTCAGCCAATGTGATTCTATTTTCAGCTTCTAACAAATTTCTAACATAAAGATTTCTATCGTCTATGCTTTTACCATAATTAGCTAATGCTAATTTTAAATTTTCTTTTGCATCAGCAACACTGTCTTCTAATGTAATAGTGTCTCCATTAAGAGATGCAATTTGAGACTTTAACGCTGATTCAGCTTGTCTGATAATTCTTAAACCTAATACTTCAGCATCATCGCCTTTGATAATAGCAACTACAGTTTTTACGATGTTTTTCATTTTATTCATTTTTTATTAATATTACTTTTTAAATTATATCTAAATATACGAAATATGACTTTAAGAGCCAACTATTTTTTAAAAAATTATTCTTTTTTTCTTTACTACTAAATTTATATCTACAGACTGCACATTTCCTATAAATGTTTCTTTTTGTATAATAATTTTATTTAAAACACTATCTTCAGAATTAGGATATTCTATTTTTAATTGTTCATCAGGATAACTTAATATTTCAGCATATTTTCCTTTTAAATATAAAAATCCTTTACTTCTAAAATAATCTACTCCACCTCCTGTTATTGTAAATTCTTCAGGATTTGCATTAATAGTAAATATTCCACTGTACATACCACTCTTTTGAGCAGATTGAACAACCATTCCTTTTTTGTATTTTTGTTTACAAATTTCTAATGGAGAGTCAGATTTTTTTATTACATCTTTTTTAGGTAAATTACTAGGAATTTCATGTGGTAAAGCTTTTCTAAAAATTCTTTCTTTATCAAGCCCTATAATAGGAACATCAATAAAATTAATATTATTTAAATTTTTTGGACTAACTACTGTACAATATATACTAGGCACTGTATAACTTACTGAACCTAAATGTTGTACTGTTTTACTTGAAACTTTTTCTACAATAGCGATACACCCATTATTATCAGGAGAATATCCCCAACCTGCTGCTTTTTCCATTACAACATAATCTCCTATTTGAGGAGTATATTCTTCTTCTAATGTAGATTTATGTTGAGCTTCATAAGCTTCTTTTGTAGAAGTTATAAACGTATCACCTAAATTTTCACACTCTATTAAAACTTGTTCCCAAGTAAGACCAAATAATTTAGAAGCTTCTTTTTTATCTGAAGTTTTATAGATTGTATCAATTTCAGCTTTTCCATATTTTTTAACACATTCTACATATTCAGGCATAGATTCTTCTTTTATTAATGTTGTTACATCATAAGGTTTACCTATTCTATCATATTCAGCTATTTCTTCAGGTGTAGCATATCTCCATTCTTTTAAATATTTTTTTTTATCAAAAGACATAATATCATGCCCATTAGTTTTAGATCCTCCTAAATCTACTACTGGGTATATTCCTTTATTATCTACTCTTTGTTTAAAACAATAATTATTTCTAGCACAATTCCATTCTCCAGATTCAACATTTAATGTAACAATATAATCCCCTTCTTTAAACTCATTTATAGAAACTGGTTCAGGAAGAGATATTAATTCTGCCCATTTACCATCTTTATAAAGACATCCACAACCATTATGTGCCCATATATTTGTTCCACGAATTTCATAAACAACATCATCTTTTTTTAATGTAAAAGGTCCATCTCCACCAGTATTTTTAAAGCTACAACCAATAGGAAATCTTTTTTTAGCTTCTTCTTGAATAGCTTTCATGTCTACAGGAGTTTCTTTTAATACGTAATTATTAGAACTAAAAATCCAACCTTCATAATTAAATCCAACCCCCTTATCACATTTATCATTAAACTCTTCAGGAATATCTTGACCTAGATAATTATTCATTTTTCCACCTTGATTCCATAAATAAGGATAATTTTCACTCCATAATCCATCTCGAATAAATTCTTCTTTTGTTTTGAATCTGTATTTACTCATAACTTATTAATTAAATATTATACCTAAATATACGAAATATATTTTTAAGAGCCAACTTTTATTTTTAAAGTTTATTAATTTTTATGTTCGTCTGTGTTTAGGCACGCAACGTCGTGCAAGCTATAGAACGTTAGCGGTAACCCTAAAGACGACCGCTATGAAATTCCCAATGTGTCCAATTATCTTCCATTTGCTCTCTCATTTTTTTGTAGTTAGCATTGAAAAACTCTCGTTCTTCATCTGTAATTTTATCGCCTAATTGAGCTTTTAGGTCAATTTCCCACATTCTTTTTTGTTCTTGTTCTGACATTTTATTTTTAAATTTATACCTAAATATACGAAATATATTTTTAAGAGCCAACTAATCTAGACCTAATCTTTCTCTTTTCCAGTTTCTTTTAGGAACATTAGTAAACATAATATCAATTCTAGTTTTTGATTTACTCCAAAATGGTATCACTCCTATATCTTCTATATAGTATGGAAATATCCAGCTAACACCTCTAGGAGATATTTCAATATTTCTACATACATTACTTGATATTTTAGGGTAAATTCTAGTATGATATTCTGATGTACGTATTTCATAATCATCTCCTAGAGTATCTAAATAATCCTTTAAGATTTGCTCCTCAAGTACCCCATTATTGTCTGATAAAAATAACATTATTGCTGCAGAATATACTAGAATAAATGCTGTTAATACTGCTAGTATTATCATATCTCTTCTTGCTTTTCTTGTTTAACTTCATGTTTCACTTGTTCAGGCTTCAACACATTCATTAAATATAATCCTAAATAGGCAAATGCTACACCTACTATAGCTAATACTACAATACCTAAATTGAATATAAAGGTATCTGGTTGATTCATTAAGTAAAATGCTAGGTCTGTTAATTGTAGTAATCCAAATCCTATTAATAATCCTGCTAAAACTTTAATTACTGCCTTCATTACTTACTTGAATCATTGTTTCTAAATAAAATTCCACATAGGATATTAATTCCTAATGCTTGCCAAAAGCCAATTGGATTGAATCCATCTGCTGCTCCTACTAAAGCGTTATTCCAAAGCCATTGTGTTGGCCATGCCAATAGAATTGCTACTACAACTAGCATTCCAAATGCTGTTAATACTATTCCTACTTTTTCCATAATTATAATTCGTTTTCTTTTGTTCCTGAAATTGCATCTATGTCGGCATATTTTGCATTTACTTGCTCGGCTAAGACTTCTCTCAACATTTTAATATTCTCCGATCCTACCTCTTTTAAAGCTCTTAACGGCGATTTGTAAAGCTTAGGGTGTGTTTTTCCATTTTTCAATATTACTTGAAAATAATTTTTTGATTTCTCTGCTGCTTTTGTCATTATGTTTTAATTTATATATAATAAATTTCCTTGTTGATCCTCTATCTTCTGTACTTCGAATTTTTTATCTAAGAATTCTACTACTGCTCCTCTATTTATTTGAAAATACATTCTGAAGGCTTGTACAAATATTTCAAAAGGAATAATATAACTACTGTTTCTTTCTTGTAAGTAGTATTGATAGAACAGGCCAAAGTCATATTGACCTGTTCTTCTCATCTGTATATACTGTTCTTTATTCATTAAGCTACCATTTCTGAAGCTAATTTGAATAGCTCTTGATTTACTCTCAAATCTTTCTCAAAAGATTTAATCTTTCTAACTTTTCTTACTTTAGCTCCTTTCAAAGCTGCTGAATATCCTCCTTGAGTAATTTTCTCCTGAAGAATATTAAATACTGTCCAAAGATCCTCTCCTTCATCTTCTTTTCTAGTAGGAGTTAAAATATCGACAATCGAAGCATCATCAAACTCAGCATCTAATTTCTCAGTTCTGATTTGCATTGCTTTAATAGCTAACTCTCTCATTTCTTCTGGTGAAAGAATCTTTGCTTGCATTCTATTTAATACTTGAATTTTATTTGGAAGATCTTCTACCACTTGATTCATGATAGTTCTTAATTCTTCAAAAGTATATCCTGTGTGGCGGATTTTAAAAGATGAGAAGTTTTCATCTGCTACTACTAATCCATTTGAGCATACTAATCTAAAGATTCCTACTCTAAATTGAAATGAATTAAATCCATCGTGAGAGTTTGTTAAGATGATTCTAGGATAAGCGTCATCACCATTTTTACCTTTGATTTTGATCTCTGGATTCTGAAAAGAGATCATATGTTTTGAGAAGATTGTTTCTTTTCCTCTTGATCTTCTCTGAGCTGCTTGTACTGGAAGCCATCCTAACTCTTTTAAGTCATCGATAACTGTCTCAGTATTTACCATAGCATATTTTGAACTCACTTTATTACTTGTAGGAGCCGTTTTAAATGCTACTGGACATACTTCTTTGATTTGTTCTTTTGTAAGGTAAGAATCTGCTAAACCTGTTTGAAATCTCATTAACATAACTTTTATTTTTAATTGATTATCTATACCTAAAGATAGTAACTTAAATTCAGAAAAGCAACTAATTCACAAACTTTTTTTAAATTATTTTACATACATTCTTTCCAAATAAATCCTTTATGGGATCTCTGAATACCTTTTAAACACTCTACTATCCCCTGTCTTCTAAACCCTTGCTTACTGGCTTCTGAAGTTGTAGTGTATATGTGTAGTAGATTTCCTTCAAAATCATACTGACCTATATTTCTATACTTGCTACTAATAGAAGACATTTTATATCGGAATTCTTCAGTAACTTTTCTCCCTCTATTAGCATCTCCTATTTTCTGTAAATGTTCTACAGACTTAGATTTTCCCTTAGCACTGGCGCTAATAGCTTGTTTATGTTTTTCAGTTTTTAAGATACCTTTTCTTACCTCTCTCATCTGTTGCTTCGTATCTTCTGTATGCATCTTACCCTTTCTTGCTTTCCCTATTTTTTCTTTTACTCTTTCTGACCACTTTCCCGACCTATCCTCTGCTTTGGTCAATTTACAGTTCAGTCCTTTCTCAGACAAAACATCGTAGAAGTCTTGCCAATATCTCTCTCTTTCATTTAACTCCTCTACTTTACATTCTTCTACTACCTCGAAGATATGTTGAGAGAAACTATATTTCAATAGGGAGTTATAAAGTCTAGGCTGCTTTTTACACTGCAGTTTTTTGTAATTCTTTTCCCATCTTACATGTATATCAATCGCTTGTCCAATATAAACTCTTCCTGTTGGACTCGTTATTTTATAAATACCTACCATACTATTTAGTATATCTCTATTTTACTAATCCTAATGCTTTAGCTCTGAAATAACTTACTTCTTTACCTGTTTTAGGATTTAGAAATTTTTGTTTTGTTTTCGGAAGATTCTTTTGATATTTTTCCTTTTTAGCGAATTCTTCTAAGTATTCTTTAGGATATTCGAACTCTACTTTTTCTATGCCGCTCACAACACTATCCTTTCTGTAAGTATATGTTGTCTTGATTCCAGTCAATTCACATGTAAATGTTTTTACTAAATTACTCATAATTTTTTCTCTTTTAATTTTTTAATCAACAAATACGTATCAATAGCTTCATCTGACATCTCCCATTCACTGTAATGCTTCAGACAATTCTCTAAAGCTGTCACCCATTCTTTAGATGTAAGAGAGATTTCAAAGATATTTTCCAATCCTTCCATTTCTATTTCAAATAAGAGAGCTGTCTTCTTTTTATTTTTCATAGCTTCTTCAATACCTTCCTTGATATTGTTTGTCATATTAACTGACTTCTCTCTGAAGATCTCTTCTAATTCTTGTAACGATTCTATCTGTAATCTTCTCATATACGATTGCTATTTGCTAATGATTTTTGATTTACTGGCATTTCTGGATTTGTTGTAATAGTTTCTGTATCCATTCTAATTACTTCTGTATTTGTTCCTAGAATATAAACCGGACCATTATATTCGTATGTATGCATAGGAACATTAAACATACTGTCTCCCAGGCCTGGTTGTTTGATAGGCTCAGTTATTCTTCTATTTCCGTCAAATGATCTGAATTCGTTTGAAGTTACTCTGTACCAATTACCTTTGATACATACTTCTAATACTCCTGAGGTATTAAAGTCGTAAAGTTTTTTTACTGTAAGTCCAGTTTTTTCTGCCATAACCTTTTCTTAATTTCTATACCTAAATATATGAATAAAGAGTTATATAAACAACTATTTTTTAAATAATTTAAAAAAATCTGTACTTATATTTTTCTCCTTTAGCTTTTCATTCTTTTCATGCTGTTTGACCAGTTGATTGGCAACAATCTGCTGCCTGGTAAGCTTAGATTTCTTCTTTGCCATACCCTTTATAATTCTCTGAGATGTAATTTTTTCCATCTGTAGGATCTTCTTCTTCCTCCCATATTCCTAGTTCTTTTAGATATTCTAAATGGTGCTCATCTAATTCCCAACTTGGCTCTCCTCCTTGCTTGTCTACGTAATCCTCCATAGCAAGGACTTGTTTGTCGGTGATAGGAGATACTGAATATAAGAAGGAGCAATTATAGCACATAAGTTCTATGTTAGTTAGTTCATAATTCTTCTTATTTCTATCTTTAAACTGAAGAATAAGAGGTACTTTCTGGTCTACAATTCTAGGTTCATGAAAACCACATCTACTGCATTCCTCCTTTAAATACCCTTCAAATATTAGTCGTTGTTTGATTTTGGCTGGTTCAAAACTCTCTACAGCAAGCCTCCCTTCTATAAGGTCTTTCAGAGGTGCTTGTTTTCCTTTATTAGAAATAAATTTAGGAATACCAACCCCGGACATATTCTTGTGAACTTCCCACAGAGAAACTCCCTCATCATTTGTATAGGTCTTTGCAAACTTTTTGTAATGAGGAAAGCTACATCTGAGAAAGCGAGCAGCTCCTCTATTACTCTTAGAGTTCTGCATCGCTCTTAAACAATCTTCTTTAGATAAAAATTTAGCTTTTGGCATCTATTCGTCTTCGTCTTCTAAATCAACTTCTTCTACCTCTTCTACTTCTTCTACTTCTTCTTCTTCTACGATTTCTTGTTCCAGTTCATCGTCTAGAGCTTTATCTACAACTGCTACAAGTGCCTTAATATCATCTGTCACTTCATCTTCATCGTAATTTAAAATCTCCAAAGGAACATTTCTAACTCCTCTGGATGTATTTTCCATCTCCTGAAGTTTCTTAGCTGTGTCTTGTTCTAAAACATCTAATTCTGTTGCGGTGTAATCTCCTTCTCCAACTACTCTAACTCTACCTACTTTAGGTTTTACGTCAGAACAGTGTACACAAAAATCATAACCATACTTATCTAACCTAAGTTTTGGCATATCGTTACCACATCTTGTACAAGGAATCATTTCTAAATTCATAACCATTTTTACTTTTCTTTTACAATTTCTATTATTTTCTTTAAACATTCAAGTTCTGCTTCTTCGTATGTTTTTGATGATTCATAAGGAATATCTTTTTGCAATCCATCAACATACCATCTTACACACCAAACAAATGTGTTATCCTCTTTTGAAAAGATATGTGAGCATAACCCATACTTCTCTCTAAACCATCTAAAACATTGGGAGAATGTTGGTGCTGAACAATTCCAACAAGTAGAATTTTTAGGAAATTTAGCAGGCATTCCTACTTTACCTATATTGACTTTTTTATTTTTTTGATATATTCCAAAACAAGGCTCGTCAAATCCTAATTGCTTTAAAGCTAATGCTTGTTCGTAAGGTATAAATTCTTTTTCCATAACTATTTATTTGATTTCTATACCTAAATATAAGAAATTGCCTCCGAAGAGGCAACTATTTTTTATACTTTTTTTAAGCTGGATATAACATTCCATACCTGTTCTGGTGTTTCAAAATCCACTGTAATCATGTTCTTTCCATCTGAGAGATCTATTTTACCGTCCCAGTTGTCTAGGGTAGGAACCTGGTAAATATAGTATTGAATAAGAGCTAACTGTTCTTTGTTAAAATGTAATTTAAATAAATTCTCAATTACCTGTAAGAATTTTTCTTCATAGACAGTCATATCTACTCCTAATTCTTCTTCCATAAAATCCCTTCTATCTTCTATTTCACGAAGTATTAGAATACTTTCTATAAACAGTTTCTTTTCCATAACATCTCTCTCCAGTTCTTTTTCTGAAATTCTTATGTTAACCTTTAAGTAATTGCTTATTGCCTGCCTGATTACTTTCTTCATATGTGTATTGTTTAACATTAAAGATAGTTAAAAATTCTTGAACTGGCAACATTTTTGTCAAAGAAAAGAATTTAACTGCTTCCTCCTTTGATAGGGCCTCTGTAGCTCCTATTGCTTCTTGTTTGGGATCATTTTTACTGTAAAAACAAAACTTAGCCATAATTTATTTATTTTTGATTAGCTGCTTGATTTAAAGCGTTTATAATAATTTTATTCAAATATTCAATATAGATAAAGAAGCCTATAACTGTCTTATCCTTTAATTCCCTGTCTCTCTCAACAGCTAGCCCTAGAGGTGATAGTCCTTGATTTAACTTTTGAGCCAATTCCATAGCGATGTCGTCTTGTTCTTTCTTAGACATGCCCGTAAATGTGGTAGGAAGGAATTGAACCTTTACTCCTTTTTTGTTTGGATCTTCGTTGACATCAATTTTCAATACAAATTTATGTCCTTTAAAGTTTACTTTAGTTACTTCTAAAAGTATCTGCTTTATTTCATTTAATAGATTCATACTTACTTTTTATATAAATAGTTAAATATTTATGTATTTGAGATTTGTTTCAGGATTATGTTGTATATACTGTCCCCACTTATATTTAGCATAGTTGTGACCGTTTACTTCAGCTTCATACCTCTTCTTTTTATTTTCTTCTGTATTGTTTGTTGATAGTGATACAAAGTGGTAGAAGTGTACGTTATAATTTCTAATCATCCTTAATCCTGACATTTGACACTTCATAAAGAAGTCCCAATCAGCTACTACTCCAAGATCGTAATTTTCATCCCAACCTCCAACTCTTAAATAGTCGTACTTGTCCATAAAAATAGGAAGTGTTGATCCTGTAAGTTCTTTTTTATCTCCAGATACTACGTGATAATTATATCTCCAAAAATCTTCAAGATCAAACGTGGAAGGATCTCTTCCTAGATCTTTTATGTGAATCTGTTTGAACATACTAGGAAAAGGTTCTATTTGATTTGGACTGATTACACATCCTTCTTCCCATTCATTCTCTAAATGCTCATCCCAATGCTTAGGAAATACATTATCATCGTTTACTATAAGGATTTTTCTGTTCGTTGCATTGTACACTCCTAGATTAGTACCTCTACAAAGTCCTACATTCTCCTCTAGATTTAAAATTTCAATATGATCTTTCCATTTTTCGAGAACTTCTTTATTTAAATCATAGAATCCATCCACAACTACAATAATTTCATTACTGCTGACTTGTCCTTCTATTGCTGATCTTAGGCACAAGTCTAATGTTTGAGGAGATTTATATGTTGGAATTATTACTGATATCATATTTTTGACCAATCTGTTAATGGAGATAGCCAAGCTGTTTCTCCATGTGTTGCATATCCTGGTATAGGTGTTATTAGTAATTCGTTTTGCTCTCTTAAGTCTAAAAACATTTTAAAGTCGTCTGGATAGTGTCTTTTGTTTGTATGTCTTCTTAAGATGTTTTCTGTTCTTCTTAAAGTACTCACAGTAGAAGCAAAAGTCATTGTAGTTGAATTTGTAATCTTCCAATGACATGAATCTGTCAAATATACTCGAGTATCTTCTGCTCCTCCTTCACAATATGGATTACCTCCTTTAGAAGGATCTAAATACTTATCAGGATGATCGTATAAAGATAGGAAAGAAGCTCCTAAATTCAAACCTTCTTTTATAATTTCGGGAGATTGCTGTTTATGTAAGTAGTCATTTTCTACAAAATAAACTATTTCATCATCATCTAACTTTAGTGCTTTATCTAAAGCTAAGTTAAATGTACCTGCTCCGTGTCCTACAGATACCTTTTCTATGTTAATTGGATCAATATATTTTTTGATCATAGTTAACGTATCTTCACTACAATTATCTGCTATAACTTGTATATCATGTATATAGTTAAAGAATACATTACAAAAGTTCTTTAAACAAGCTTCATTACTGATATAAGTAGGTTTTATTTTGTTATATCCTACATCTGAGATTCTATAGATTATTTTCATGTATATGTTTTAGTCTGTTTAATGCTACTTCAATTACCTGGTGCATATCGTAATATTTATATTCTGCTAACCGTCCTCCAAATATAATGTTTTTTTCTCGGTCTGCCAACTCTTTATACTTTTTATACTTTTCTGTATTACTTGCATCATTAACAGGGTAGTAAGGTTCTGTAGTATGTGAGGAATATTGTTCAGGGTATTCATATGTTATCCAGGTGTGAGAAGTATCTACCGGATTAAAGTGTTTATGTTCAATAACTCTTGTATAAGGTATTTCTTTTTCTGTATAATTCATAACGGCTACTCCTTGATAGTTTGATATACCTTCTTTAAGTACATGTTCAAACTTTGTAGTTTTGTACTCCAATTCTCCAAACCTATATCCATAAAACCTGTCAATAGGGCCTGTGTATATTACTTTACTATGTTCTGGTAGTTTGTCTGTAAAATAGTCTGTATTTAATCTTATATCAATTCCTTCTAGAAGTTTTTCAAAAATAGGAGTATATCCTGCTTCCGGTATTCCCTGATACTTATCGTTAAAGTAATTATTGTCGTAGGTAAATCTAACTGGAAGTCTTTTGATTATTTCTTTAGGAAGTTCTTTAGCACATTTTCCCCACTGCTTCTCAGTATACCCTTTTATCAACTTCTCGTACACATCTACTCCCACTAGTTTAATTGCCTGTTCTTCTAAGTTAATAGGTTCTCCTATATGTGCACTTTGTTTTTCTATTATATTAATAGCTTCGCTAGGAGATATAACTCCCCATAGTTTATTAAAAGTCCACATATTAAAAGGTAAAGAATATAGTTCATCTTTATACTTCGCTATAGGGGTGTTTTTAAAATTATTAAAAGATGTAAACTGGTTGATCCATCTCCAAACCTCTTCATTTGATGTATGAAAAATATGAGGACCGTACTCATGTATGTGTATACCTTTCTTAACAGAGGTATAACAGTTCCCTCCTATGTGAGTCCTTTTTTCAATAATACATACTTTATATCCTTTCTTATTAAGCTCGTATGCACAAATTGATCCAAAGAATCCAGAACCTATTATTAAGTAATCGTATTTCATTTTAACTCAATTATACCTATGCCTAACATTGGATGTTGTATAGTAGGAAGTATGTACTGTTCTATAAATTCGTGAGTAGTATACTTACCTCTTATCTCGTTCCAAAAAACACTTACTCCCATATCTGGGCAAGAAATATCGTGGAACATTATATACTTAGGGTTAAGTTTTAGTGCATTTATATAATCAGATTTAACTCCTTCGTAAGAATGATCTCCATCTATAAATATAAAATCTACTGTAGAATCGAACTGCGAAAAGAACTCAGGTTCTTGTGAGTTTCCCTGCAGGTACTTAAATTCTGTGTAATTTTTATACTCTGATAGGATTTCTGACATCTCTAGCAAATCACAAGCATATGTTTTAAGTTCCTTGTTACTCCTTTTTAAGACTTCACTAACTATTATAAAAGTTCCTCCCCATCTACATCCTATTTCTGCATAACTAGAGACATTTATTTTACTCAGAAACTGCACTAGTCTACTGAGTTGATTAGGGTATTGCCAGAATTTTAAACCCCATCCGAAATACTCTGACAAATGTGTAGGCATTTGATCTGTACATTCGTCGTTCATACCTAAAGTAGGTAAAAACTTCTCTAATTCTTCAACACTCATAGTGTCTATTTTGGAACTTCTTAGTAGTTCTATTGCTGTTTTTGCTGCTTTCATTTTTAAAATATTTTTTTTACCTCTAAGTTAAACTGTTCTTCCTCCAAAAGTATTTGTCTTCTGTAAAAGTTGAAGTTGCTGTAATGTTCTTTAAAGTTATCGAAAATGTCTGTAACTAGGTCAGGAAACTTTTCTACACTTTCTCCAAATTTATAACTATCGTAGATATTAACATCGTCAAAGAACATAGCAGATCCTTGAAAGTTTGTAACTATACAACACCCACATAGTGCAGCTTCCCTTGGAAGCCTGTCCTTACCGGGATGATTGCCAAAATCTATATAAAGTTTACTTCTACACATTAGCTCTCTTATCTCAACAGGAGACATTCCTTGTATAGGAATAAAGCTAAACTCCGGGTTATTCGCTATTAACTGATCTGTAAATTCTTTTCCTTTTTTAGGATTGTAGAGTATTATGTTTTCTTTTTTTTCTAAATCAATTTCCTGGTCTCTGTATTCCCATGATATAAAATCTGTTAATTTAGATAACCTACTGACACCGTTATTAACTAAGAACCAGTGAGCATATTCAGACTGGTAAAAATGCCATAAGTCCGGTGTATTTCTTTCTGCTAAAAAATTTCTCTGATCCTGTCCTAATCCGTTATCTACACTTAACCACCATACCCCTTTCTGGATATGTTTAAAAGAGCTTAGCATATCTGGAAATATTTCTGGTGCTAGTAAAAAGTTTTCCTGCAAGTCCTCTACTTCGTACACTAAGTCTTCAGGGTCAACTTTGTACTTTGAATAGACTTCGGGAAAGTTTTTTGAATAACTTTCCTTATGTAGAACCAGCCAGTTGTTATGAAACTGAGGATGTATACTGGGATGAAGTAGTAAAAGTTTAGGGGAGTATCCTAAGCTTTTAAGTGCATAGTATAGCTGGTAGGTTGCTTCTACCCCTCCTGTCACTACGTTATTACTTGTACATAGGTAAACCTTTCCTATGTTATTCGTCTTTTGAGATAGTCCTTTATGCATCTTCAAGTAAATTTTTATCAATCATTTCTAACATTTCTTTAGGCTTTTCATGTCCTATAAAATGAATCACTTTTGATTTTTTTAAGTGTTCCATATCTATCCAATATGGGAATACGTAATACTCCTGTGGGGATAGTATCCTGTAATTTGAACTTAGTGCATTCATTAGAGAATGGAAAGACTGTTCTTGAGTATCTATTGTTGTTCTCTCCCATCCAGTTTTTTCTGTGCCATCTTCTTTGTAGATTCCCGAAAAGTCAAAACACTGTATCAACATTTGGAACGTAGAGGGATTTAGAAATTCATCAAAAATTGCTAAATTTAATCCTTTAAATCCTGCATTTATTCCTATTGAAGGATACTTTACTATATCCTGTTGGTATAGTTGCGAGAGTTGTCTAGATAGGGCTTTATCACATCCTGGGTTTGCCGGTTCTGTTATACCGAAAGGTACTTTATTCTCCAGGTAGTTACTGATTTCCTGTAAATCCTCGCTGTTAAAAAGTACATCGTATTCTATAGTTAATACATAATCGTATAAAAAAACCCTTCTTAAGTAGTGATTTATAACTATGTGGTAGAAGTGTATAAAGTTTGAAATTTGATCTATAAAACTACTCTCTACATATCCTCCTTGTACTAAGTAGTTTTCCATATCCTCCTTACTGTACCATGTACATTTAAACGGAAGTGCTTCAATCTTATCAGTCCACTCGTCTCTGTACTTTGGTTGGTCTAATACTATGTGGAATTCAAACTCTATATTAGGTAAATATTTATGTAACTGGTACATAGTGTAGTATTCTAATTTACCTCTTTTATGCCAAAGCCTTGCTACCGGTACTTTATTCTTCATTTCTGTAAAACTTATCTAAATATTCGTGTAAACATACTTCCCAGTTTCTCATATAATTTTTACCCAGTTTATTAAGAGACTGATTAATTAACTTTTCTGAATAGGGCCTAGGTGCAAAGTACTCATCTTTATAGAAATCACTACCTACTTTATTAACCTGTAATCCTAATTTAAGATATTCATTTATAGCTACTGCTGTTTCGTATCTACTAGCCTCTCCTTGACTTACCATGTTATAAAGTCCGTACGGCAAATCTTCTTTTATATGTCTTAGTATAGAATTTGCAAAATCTTTAGTGTAAGTAGGAACTCCTAATTTATCGTCAACAACGTTTAACTCTTTTGCTCCTGCTTTAATTTGCTTCATAAGCTTATTTACAAATTTTTTGTCTTTAGAAGGTCCGCCTCCCATCATCCACCCAGCTCTAAAAATCCAATATTTTTCATATCCTTGATTTTGTAATAACTGTTCTGTATAGTATTTACTTTTCCCGTAAGTACTTAATGGATAGGGCGTAT